AGAACTTGATGATGAACTTGAACTAGAACTTGATGATGAACTTGAACTAGAACTTGATGATGAACTCGAGCCAGAACTTGATGATGCTGTTGATACTGTAGTTGCAGAACCTCCAGAAGCAGTCTGTATTGTGGTGTAACCTACACCAGTCGTTGCAGTTGCATCAACACTTGCAGTCACAGAAGTGTTAGTCATATCTATTTCAAGTATTTGATTTCTTACAGGAACAATATCGTATGAAGTTGGTATTGCAGTTAAACGAATTTGTGTGGAACTAGTACCATCAAGATTTCCAATACCAGTCATAGTAAGAGAGTTTATTTTTACAATACCATTTGTATAATCAACAGTACCAGCTGCAGAACTAAAGTATGTTCTTGTACCAGATACAAGATAATAAATTCTAAGGTTTCCAGTACCATCATCATCAAAGAAATATTCAGTAGATGTAACACTACCTAAGTAAAAACCTGTTGATGTAATGATGCCACCACCAGTTGCATTATGTCCAGAGTGTGGATTAAAGAGTGGGTTACTAAAGTTAAGAGTATAAGAAGTTGATAAACTCAATGTAGGAGTAAAAAGTTTTCCTAGTGTAACTGTAACAGTATTATTTAAAATAGATGTATCTGTATTGTCAATCAGTCCTAATAATCTAGAATGTCTGAATGGAGAATTAAAGTTTTGTAAATCAGAGTCGTTATAATTTGTAATAGTTGTGGTAACTAAAGATGCAATCTCTGTAGATGTTTTAGTTGTAGAAGATGAGTCGTATTGTACAGTTGACTTTAGTATAAGATTAGTAGTTTCGGTATCAACAATTACAGGAGTAATAGATGCTACCTTATATGGAGTAAGTGCAGATACTAAGTTTGACTTTTGAATTGATGTTAGATTTTGTCCAGTAGTAGATTTAATTGAGATAAAAACTTTACCATATTCTGGATTAGAACTCACACCTGTGCTTGAATCATAACTACCATCTTCTCCACCCCAAACAGAAGTAGCTTGTGTATTTGCAAACAACTTTTTTACATAAACTTCATAGTCTGAAGTTGTAACGGCACGACCTTGAGCTGCATAGTCAAGTGGTGCTTGTAATTTTATTGAATCGATTGTTTCTGGTTCAGAACCACCATTTGCAGAAGCAACAGTTGTTACAGTTATATTAGTAACACTATCTATTGCAGATGGTGATGTAAAAGAAGATGCACCATTAGCAGCAGTTTTGTTTGTAACAACATATTGTAATTGAATTATATTACCATCTGATAAACCAGCACTTATCACACCATCTCCAAAGTAGACTTCAAACTTTCCTGCTTCTATTTCTTGTAAGTAATAAACTGTACTTGCACCATTAAGTTGTGATATGTCATTTGCCTTTGTATAAGTTGTAGTTGTAGTGTCTGTTCCAGATGCTTGAACTTTTACACTTAGAGTAGTAGTATCTGTTGCTGGGTCTGTCAGAATAAATCTTTGGTCTACATCAGAAGTATCAACAAGATACTTTGTGGTTATCCAAGTTCCCTCATAAACTGTTGTACTGTCAAATGCAACATTGTTTCCAGTATTAGAAGAAGTAATTGCAGATACAGTTACGAATTGATAATTTACTCCATCAACAGTTGTTGTGAACGCAGTACCAGCAGGAATTGTTTTAAAAGCTGAATCTGTTGATAATGAAATGTTTAATGTTGCAGTTGGAGCTCTTGCAGAAGTGACTTCGTATCCTAATGTCTTTGCATGAGATACGACACTTGATCTAAGTGATGCACTATCTAAGAACATTTCGTTTGCAACCATGTTAGCATTAAATGCCATATAGTGTGTGTTGTATGCAAGTGTGTCAAGAAGAACACTCATACCAGAACCTTCAAAGTCATAGTCCTTGAATTGATTTTGTCCTTTTAGAAAAGTTTTCAGATTGGTTTTGATATTATCAAAGTCAAGTTCTGTAACTTTAAGTCTTTTATTATTAACTGCCATTATCGTACTCTCTCTAACATGATTGTCAAGTCAACTAATTCTGTAGGTTGATTTACAACATAAAATTGTATTGATACTTCATATTCATTTTTATCTAAATTTGGAAATGCAATTACAGATACCAATCTTGCTCTTGGTTCGTAGTTACTAATTACATCTTCAATCTTTCTTGCAAGTATAGTTGCTGTTACTGGAGTCATATTTTCAAATAACATATCTCTCACACCAGATGCAATCTCTGGGTGAAAAGGTTTCTCGTAATGATTAAGTAAAACAAGATTACGAATAGAACGCTTCACAGCTTTAATATCTGTTATCTCTTGTATATCAGAGTTAGATGACTTCTTACCAAAGAATAAATCCAAGTCAGTATATTGTCTAACATTTCTTTTAATGTTATTTTGTGATCCAGCGTCATATTGTGCCATATTAATGGACTCCTGTTTTATCTTTTATTTATAAGACTAACCACCAGCAAAAACATTAGAACTCCCTCCAGCTACTGATGTACAACCACTTATTCCATCACCAACCCTACCACAACCTTTTCCATTAACTTTTACTGTACCAGAACCACTTGCAATTGGTGCTGCATGAGCAGGACATGGAACACCAGGCAATAAATGTCCTGTGTTTACATCACCCTGTCTACTGATAGGTATACCATTTGCAAATACATTTCCAGAACCTTGAGCTCTAACCATTCCAGAACAATGTGCATTATCTGGGTCTCCAACTCTAGTTACTGCTGGCATTTTGTTTCTCCTTAATCATAATAGGTATCAACTGCATCTTTAATTGCATCAAATGAATTATTAATATCATGTGTAACAGTAAAATTCTCTGTAACTCCATCATAAGTTACTGATACAGTATATGACTTAGTAACAGAGTTTCTAGTGTCTTGATCTAAATTATAAAATGTTTTACCACTTGGTAAATTAGCAAGTCCTACTATTGTTTCAGGCGTACTGTTCAAATCACTCTTTCCTTTTTCTACATAAGTAAATGTATCACTATAAGAATCCTCATAAGTTCCAACTAGTGTACATGAGTCTGTTCCAGATGTTACAGTAATTCCTGTATGCGTAGTTGAAGTGACATTAGTGATATTTTCGTCATCATCTCCCTCAGCTGTTACAGTTGCATTAATTGTTCCAACTCTAACTGTTGATGTTATAACTGTATCTGTGCCTGGATCAACACTTACACTAACAGTCATTTCTTTTCTCTACTACGAGCACGCTCTTTCTCCATTAGTGTTTTAAACCTATCATGCCATTGTTCAAGTTCTTCATGTTCTTCTTCCGTATGTGGTTCAGGCGGAATCTCTGGAACGAATTTAATTATATGGTCAAAGTCCAAATTCTCTGGAACATCTTCCCACTTAGTATATGTTATTAATTCCATTCCTCTTTTAAAAATAAATTCTGCCATTTTAGTTCAAGTTAATTACACCAGAATCAATGTCAACTTCAGATGAAGCATCTAAGTCTAGTGTTCCAGATATGTTAGTTTTTTGACTTGCATTATAAGTTTCGGATACAAGTCCTGTTACTGCTTGTGTTAATGTTGATGAATAGGTTTCGGTAACTGCACCTGTAACCACTTCAGTCTTTGTTCCATCAACTTGTATGTTCCAGTTGCCTTTAATATGTGTGTTGCAATTTGAGTCAATCGTAAGGTTTGCAGTTCCTTTTATATTTACATAATCCGAACCAGCTATAATTTCATAACTGTCCTTAACAATTCTTGTTGTCTTGTTGCCATCTTTATCGATTTCATAAAATGTTCCAGATTTATGATATTCGTGTATGCGTTCAACATCTGTTGTGTCATCATATTCTTTGATGTGTCCAGACTCTGTTTCAAAGACATGGTTATTTGGATATACTGCTGCGTAAGTAGATTCTGGTTCTTCCCAAGTTGTGGAGTTGTTTGCGACAGTAACATCTTTAGTTCTTCCTGTTTCTTTAAGTTCTATAATATTGTGAGGTGTAGTCGCATCATTTCGTGCAAGTCTATTTGTATCAGACTCGTAGAACTTAGTTTCCGTAATATAATTATTCTTTTCCGTATCTGTTCCGTGTCCAGAGGTAGGAAGTGCAATAGATGGATAAATCTTTTTAGGATCACCAAAACCTTTTGTATCATCTGGAGCTGTACTTGGTTTGCCAGGTAGAGTACCCATAATAATAGGTTGTTGTTTTTCTCGTGCATCAGTAAAGAATCCGACAACCCAAGTTCCCTCAACGAGAAATGATGGAGTAGTTCCTAAACCTTGCATAGATGGATTGGTGACAGGGTGCATGACTGTTGCCCAAGGCAAGTCAGATGTAGGAATGTCAAGTAAGTCTTCAGTATGAAACCCAAGACAACGAACACGAACACGACCTAGTTTGTCTGGGTCATTACGATCTTCCACGACTCCAGTAAACCAAACAAAGCCATCAAGACCCATAAAATAATTTTCAGACATAGTTAGACTCCTTACAATGTTATTTATAAGGGAAGTCTAGACTCTCTTTCTTGTGGGTACTTTAAGATTTGGACAATCTTCGTCTGTAACCCAAACTGTCTTCATAACTTTGGGTGGTTCGACTTTATATCTTTCTAGCTCGTACACTAGTTCTTCATCTTCATTATCTTTATTTAATTTGGATATTACTTTTCGGGCTTCAACTAATTTCAAATCTTCGTGAAGAACTTGCTTAGAGCAAACTCTATATTTGACCAGTTTGTATCTCCTTT